ACAAACAGTCTGACAAGCACCCAGATTACTCAGGCACGATCAATATCGATGGTCGGGATTACTGGCTCTCTGGCTGGCTTAAAGAAGGCAAGAACGGTAAGTTTTTCTCTCTAGCGGTCAAGGAGAAGGAAACTAAGAAACCAGCAAAGAAGGTCGAGTTTCAGGACGATGATCTAAGTGACGCGCCATTTTAGGGATTAGCTACGAGGGAAAGCGGATGCCAGCTTTTCGATTAATAAATCGTCAAGGATAGAACTGGTGAAGCGAGTACCTCACCACTTGGCCTAGCGATAGGTGGCAAGTAACCTACGCAGCATACGCATAGACTCCTAAATAGGTACTTCTCCCCTTCTATGTGAGTATGCAGACAGCCCGGAAAGACGGGCATTAACTTAGGAGAGAAAATGAAACTGTTGGACTATTTGAAAAAGACTTACGAGATCAAGAACGACCGTCAATTAGCCCTAAAGATAGGCGTATCCATGCCTACGATTAGCAAGATTCGTAACGGTCACAATGGCGTATCGGCTGAGACTAAAATCGCCATCCACAAGGCTTTCGATATGCCTATCGTTGAGATTGAGAGTTTCCTATGAGCTATGAAGCTACCGAACTGTTAGTAGTTCGTTGGGGTGAGGCTAGAGGGATTATTCAGAACTCTGACGCTAAGACGCAGCTATTGAAGGCTTTTTCTGAAATGGGAGAGTTAGCCGATGCGATTACCAAGCGAGACCGTGAATCAATTATTGATGGACTTGGGGACGTTCTTGTATGCCTTACTATGGTTGCTGCTATTGAAGATGTCGATCTAAAGCAATGCTTCCAGTCAGCCTACGAGCAGATCAAGGATCGTAAAGGCTTCCTAAACAAAGAAGGGGTATTCGTTAAAGATGAATGATCTATCTAAAGCAATTGATATGGTGCTTGACTGGTGGGCTAAGTCTATCGTTGCCATCATCCTCTGCGTTATCGGCTGGTACGTTGGTGGGATTCAAACAGAATCTCGGATAGCCTCTGATTGTAAGTTTGCAGGGGCATTTCGCGTAGACATCCAAGCCTTTACCTGCCAACGTAGACTATGACTAAATTTTGTACGAGTTGCCAAGCTACGAAAGATGAGGAAGGTGGAATATATAGACGTGGTAAACGTACTAACCGCTGGATATGTAAGTCTTGCCTTGATAAGAACTCCCCGAGTATCTACAGGAACCTATCTGGCAAGCCAAGTCCAGTAAACCACATTAATAAAATTATCAAACAATTAAGGGAACGTAATGGGCAGACCTAGAAAGAATCCTGATGATCCTAAATGGAACCCACCTGAAACAGTCCAATTTACCCCCCAAGATTACGATTGGAGACTGTTCTTCGCAGCGGCTCTAGGAGGCTTAATTGCTAGGGGTAGTGGTCAGACCTATGACCAGATGATAAAAACGGCTTCAGAGATCGCTACGCAAGCCTCAGAGTCACTTTCTTAGGGCTTCGTACTGGGTGTAGCATTGCTTGAGGGCTGTTCTGAGTTCGTCGGCCTCTCCAGCGATCCTGACAAGAAATTGCCCATCCTCTCGGTAAAGCTCTTTTCCACTACAGGATGCCTGTCTAGCACCGGAGGAACTGGACACGGAATCTGCTTCGGAACGGGACTGACGGTGCTGCAAGCTGTTAGAGAGAGCAGTAGCCCTAGCGTTAATGTTCCTGATTTCCGCATCCTTTTCCCTCCTTAATTGATCCGCATTAGCCTGTAGCTCTTGCTCTCTCCTACGGGCTTCTTCTTGTCCCTTGGCGTACTCTGCGTATTGTGCAGCCTTCTCTTTATCCCATGCCTGTTGAACCTCAGCCTTACCTAGCTTGTGACCTTGGTATAAGCCTCCGGCTCCGGCTGCACCGATTGCGAAAACAACGCCAATGATGACGTAGGGGTTCATTTCGGCGGTACTTTCGTGGCATCAAGTTTCTTGTGTACCTTGACCTCACGACAGACCTGAACTTCCTTACCCTTCTTGTCTTTTTGGGCATTGCAGACTTTTTTAGTCTCTCCTGCGTGAATGTTAAACACAAGAAATAGACTAAGAAACACAGTTCCAACCATGCGTAATGCAATCATGTTATCTCCGGGTGAGGTGGTTGTTCAGGGGCTGCTTTACCGTTATAACCTGCCGTTGGTGCAGAACTAATAGGTGCAATCGTCGGTTCCATGCGTACAGGAGCCTGACTAGGTGACGGTGGTGGTGCTTTAGGTGGATCAGTCCAATCACTCGCCTTAGATACTCCGGGTGGTGGATCGATCAACTTAGCAACCCCATCTTTACCACGGAGAGCAAGTAACGTAGCCAATGCTCCGAGGCAGTATTTTGAGATGTCGCTAAGTAATGCAAATAGTGCTTTATCAACCGGCGCAATCCCTGTCATCGGCTGCACGACGAAAACGATAGAGTATGTAGCTACACCAGACATCATCAAAATGACTAAGCAGAATGTCGTGCCAATAATCAGCTTAATGATGCTATCAATTTGGTCAGAATTCCACTTCATTTTTCCTCCGGCTTAAAGTCGGCAGCAGGTACTAACTGGTCAGGACAAGTCCCCGTAATGGCACAGGTAGGTCTTTGACACTCAGGTTTATTCCAGTTCTTGTTATCTTGGCAGGGATAACGGAACCTATCCTCACACCCTACTAGACTAAGAATGAACAACAGCCAAAGCGTTCGCATACTGAATCTCCCGATCTTCCATGCCCTTGTAACCGCCATTAATCACACGAGTCATACCCCGTAGGTCTGTAGCGTCCGCGAATCTATTCAGCTTATTTTCCGACCAAAACCAGCAAGCAGACTGGGCTGCTCCTTCGAACGTCTGCATATATTCAGCAGCTTCTTCTGGAGTCATCTCTAGGCTAGCAGCGAACCAGAAATAGTTATCCTTGCCAGTTAGCTGGATTAATCCTCTGCCCTTGTAGACGCTCCCCTCTTGGCTAGCCTCATCACCGTTACCCATACGATTCGCATAGACGTAGTTAGCGATCTTATCCGGCTGTTTAGCGTAAGCCTTAGCCTGTGAATCGGTCTGGAAATACTTAGGGAAGACTTTAAGGAGACCTTGAGCAGAGTAGTTCAGGTTCTCCGTTAGCCACACGAATCCACCTGATTCATGGTGACATTGGGCTAGGAATGACGCTATACGGTTAGGAGTCGTAATCTCGTATTCTTCTAGGAGAGACTTGCCACCTAGCTCAGTCTGAGAACTGAATAGTGCGTCGTACCATTGATCCGGGTACTTTGAGTGAGGGATAAACTTTCTCCAAGCCTTGCGATCAATCACGATACATCCTCTCTAACAGTATGTCTCGCCGTAACTCTTTCATCTTTCTAACTTCATGGACAGCAGCTTGAGTCGCTATATGTAAATCCCAGAGCATAAATCCGATGATAGGCATTACGATAAAGAAGGTTAATAACACCGCCATGACAGTAATCAATAATGTCCAAGGGATGTTCTCATCGTCTCGCTTCTTACTATCAGCACCATTAGCATTATTGCCCATAGAATTGTAAGAACGACTGCCCCAATCCATGCCAGCTGACTTTTTACCCGATTTATCTGTTGCCTTCGTTGCCATCGAGCCGCTTGAATCTTTCTAGTCTCTATCGCCAGAGCATCTGCTTGCTCGTTCTGAATATCAGTCCATGCCTTCTCAAAACGGCTCCAAACTGATCCTAACTCTGGTGGAGTGTTATAGACCATCTGCTCCCTGACCTGAGCCAACATATCGTTTAACTTGGATTCCAGCCTAATCCTCTCTAATGCCCTGCGACCTAGCGATAAGTCACCTTTATAGACCTCTTTAGACGCTGCTTCACTCTGGACGTATATCTTTACTAGAGCCTCGTACTGGTCAATGAAGTTGCCAAGGTTAGACCAGATGTCATTCAGCACATCATCTGGTGTTGCTTTAGCTACTTCCTGAACCCGCTTTACTTCTTCGTTATATTGCTTCTTCTGCTCAGGACTAGGATCGACAATCTTGTGGTATTGTTCTTTCAGGTCTTTTAGTACGTCGCTTACGTCCCCACTCGTGGATTTAATTTGTTTATATAACTCAACGCCTTTTTTTGCGAGATCGATACAAGTAGTACAAGCCTTGTAAGCGGCTGCAATTGTTACAGGATCAATCACTCTACATGGAGACGCATCTTTATATCGGACAACTCACGACGTAATTCCTCGTTATGCTCCTCGCATTTACGGTTCTGTTCTTCAACAACCGCTAGACGAACAGACATACGTTCAACTTCTTCGCGTAAGGTAGTAATAACCTGTTGCCATGCAGCATCAGTTATCTCAGCAGACTTATTGTTCCGGTTATCGGCCTGAATCTTTTGATACATAGCCCAAGCTCCTGCACCTAGACCACCAATACCAACGACGATTTGAGAGAATAAGTTTTCCATTATGCTGTACGTTTCCACATATAAACAGTAATGTAGGGCTGTAGGTTAGCGTTAGTGCCGCTAGAACCCGTAGTGCTAATGCTAATTCCTGTAGAAACAGTAGACGTAGTAACTGTACGACCACTACTAATATCTGTTCCAGTTGTAAATCCTGAACCACTATTTTGCAAAAATGTGCCTTCTCTAGTTGAATGAGCGTGACCCGGATCAGTAACCGAGTGAGTATGGCTTACAACAATCGCATCTTTAGAGCCACCAGTTTCTTCAGCAGCATCAAATAGCGGATCAGAGGCGTTAAAGCCCACCATAACCCGACCAGCACCAAACGCTACCCAAGTACCAAAACCTAGCAAAGTAGCTGGATTCGTACTGCTTGTGGCATTAGTGTAAATAGACCCTACAGGATAGCTAGCCGCTAGAGCAGCCTGTACAAAGGCCGTAGTCGCTACTTTAGTCGTGCTATCCCCAAAGGTAGCCGTAGGAGCAGTAGCAGACCCAGTTAGCGTAGTCGTACCTGTAACCGCTAGATTCCCACCGATACTAAAGTTATCCCCATCAGTACCGGACTGCATATCCTTCAACTGAGCCATTAGCTCTCGGATAGCGTTATTGATACCAGATGGCGCACATCCTTCAGCAATGTTAATCCCACCAATATCGGTATTGTTTGCTGCTGTTGCGCTGTATTCGCTAACTTTGTTCTTTGGCATGATTATTCCCTTGACTCTAACATTCCATAATCAGCTAACAACTGAGCAGTACCAGCCCATCTCTTAGCGGAAGTAGGAGACATTTTCCGTAATTCCTTGAGTCTGTTAATACCATCTGGACTCGTTATTATCTTAGCAATTTGTTCGGCATTGACAGAAGCATCTTTACGAATAGCCCAGTCAGCAAGGGCTTTAGCAGGTTGATCTAGCTTAATCCCACCGACAACCCTAGCAACACCCGTCGTAACGCTAGTAATCGGAGGATTCTTGAACATTTCCTCAGTCACTAGCTGGTTAAATGCAGTATCTGAACCTAGTTTCTTAGCCCGTCCAGCAGCCTCTAATACCTCAGACAAATCACGCAATGCCTTAAACTGCTCCGGTGACAATGCAGCTTGCATAGCCTTCATCTGCTTAGGATCGCCAATAATAATATTCTGCCAAGTGTTACCTGTGTCTAGTTTAGCCCCTTGCTGAGTCTTTGCTGGCTTTTTAGCAAGTGTCCATTGCTCCTCAAGGAAAGACCTCGTAACAGCGTTCCATGCTTCCTCACCACCACCAGCAATGATCTGCTTCTTGGCGTAACGGATAGTCCCCGGACTAGGATTAGCAAATATACGGTTAGCAAAGTTCTTGAGATTATCAGGAGACATCTGCATTAATGAAACGCCTGTAATGCGCTCATTGAACTCGTTAAGCGGCTGAGATAGTCTCTCAAACTCCCTGTTCGCAGCAATGTAGTCAGGGTTATCCTTGCCCATCTGCTGTAGCAAGTTTTCTTTGATTGCCGATAGCTTTGCCTGAACTGTCTTATCCAAAGAACTAAAAGTATCTTCCTTGAACATTGAATCAATCTCAAACTTAGCGTTCTGCAAGTTAGGTAGACGATCTTCAGGAACCAACTCTTTTAACTGATTACCCTCGGCATCAATCCCCGGCTTTTGCAACAAGTCCTTAATCTTGCGTAGATAACCAGCAGCACGACCAGTAGGCGGCTGTGTCTTGAGCATATTGTCAATCTGATTCAATACTGGAGCCGTATTAACAGGCACAGATGACGCAAATGCAGCCTTGTAGATAGGATCAACAGCTTCCTCTCTAGCTTTGAGCAAATTCTGTCTTTGAACCTCTAATGCAGCTACACCACGATTACCAGCAATAGCAGCATCCTCAACCTGAGAAATAGTTGCTAAATAGTCATCTACTGCACTCTGTACCTTGGCTTCTCTTTCCTTATAAAACTTCTGCATCTGTACAGAAGATTCAGGTACATTACCAATGACTTTTTGTTGGCTTAGTAGTGACGATAAGTTAGTCAACTCAGCAGGAGTCAATGGGATGCCATATTGACCTGATTTAGCCCTAAGTGATGCCACTAGCTTAGGATCAACCTGAGCAATATCCCTTGCCAGTCTACGTTCTTGGAAGCCCTTGCGAACAGCAGGAGCCAACTCAGCAGTACCAGACAATAGACCAGATAGACCAACTTGAAACGGATCAAGCTCTTGACCTGCAATCTTCCCTGCAATCTTCTGACGCAGATAGTTCGTTCCAGCAGCCACAGCACCAACACCGCCAGCAGCAGTCGCAGTACCTACTGGACTCGTTATCGCCAATGGAGCCAAAGCAATACCAGCACCAACGTCAGGAACCATCTCCATTACGTCAGGAGCATAGTACGCAGCAGTAGCACCTAAGCCAGAGACCTCTTTGTAGAACTTACCGTCATCAGCCTGATACGCAATGTCACCATCAATGATTCGGTATCTGCTAGGAGAAATGCCACGCTGTGATGCAAAGTAATTAACCGCTGCTTGTTTGTCCGTAGGAATACCACCCATAAAAGCAGTAAGCGCACTAGCACCCCTAGAAGGCTCTGAAATAGCTTTCGGCTCTGGTTCTATAGGCGCAAACTGGCCTGACCCAACCTGTCTACCAGATATAGCTTTAGTCCCAAACAATTCTGATGCAAAGTCTGTTTGCTCAGGCTGTGGTTGGACATTGCTAGAAAATAATTCCTTGGCGAAATCTGTCATAGTTCACCTTAAAAAGGAATTCCAAATTCAGCGGCTAACTGACGTTTAATAGTTTGTTTATCAGCCTCTCTGTTTGGATTTTTCGGATTGTTTGGATCAAGTTTGTATGCTTTTGCAATCTCATCAGCACGTTTATTAACGATAGAAGGCATATCAGATAGTGGAATTTTCTCCCAAGCATCTTTCTTTATGCCATTTTTTAACGCATATGTTTGACGAGCAAGAGCATATTTTGTTTGTTCAATAGCATTATTTAGTTTTGCCTCGAACTCTACTGGGCTATCACCTCCAAGTATCGTAGAGCCAGCATTAGGCAAAGAAGCAATGATGCGATCTGCTTCTTGTACACCCATTGCAGCACCAGTCAAATCCTTAATTGTCTTGTTCAAGTTTTGCAATGAATTTTGCTTGAACGAATAATATCCAGTAAGAACATCCCTATCTTTAGGTGATATTTTTTGAAATTTACCAGTTATATTTGTCCATTCTTGTTTTGCTCTAAATGGAATGTTCAAATACTCAGGACGGTAAGTTCCATAAATGCTGTTCAATCTGCTAACAGCTTCAGCATTTGACAATACATTTTTCTCAACTTCAGTAGCAGTAGGCTTACTCAAATCTCCTGTATATACGTTTACCTGTGGAGCTTTTGCTTTACTAGCAGCCTGAAGTTGTGGGTTCAGTTCAGCAAGAATTTCTGACTGCTGTTTCAAAATTCTTTCTGTTTCACTAATAATCTGAGACTTATCCATAGCACCTGCTCTTGAAATCAAAGCATTTGCTTGCTGTTGCAATGTAGGATGTAGATTCCCAAGTTGAGATGGCAAACCAGCGATAAGTTGCTGTCTTTGTACTTCTGGAGAAATTCCAGTATTTGGGATCAAAGATGGAATGTTGTCAGCTATTTGCCATTTACCCAACATTGGGTCAAGACCCATATCTTTTGCTTCAGCAGCAGATAGAACACGCTTACCACTTACATCTGCGATTAGACCTCTTGTCGTAGAGAAAGCCTTACCATCCCTAAAGAAAACCTGCTCTTTAGGATCAAGTCTGTCAGCTTCTTCTTTCAAATAAGTTGCATATCCTGCGTCACCTTGTTGTGCAGCAAAAGCAGACTGTTGCCTTAGTCGTTGAGCATTAGCCTTATTTTCTGGACTTACACCTGCAAAATACGGAGTTTGTTGCGGAATGTTAGTTGCAGCAGCCGCTGGTGCAGGAGCAACATTAGTAGTAGTAGGAACAGGAGCAGGAGCAGATACAGCAGGTGGTGTTCCTATACCAGCACTTCCATAACCGCCACCGATAAACCCACCACCACTCTCAGGAGACATAAGACTAGCGGGAGCCTCAACGGAAGGAGCAGCAACAGTAGGAGCAGCTTGACTAGGAGATACTCCACCAATTCCGTAAAGTTTAGCCCGTTCACGAGCAGATACCTGACGGACAAACTCATCTGGACTTACAGAAGCCAGATATGCCAAGTCAGGATTTTTCAGAGCCAATTCTTGCAATCCCTTTAGTTGTCTTTGGGACTGCTGCAACTTCATTACGTTAGCCATCTGGTTAATGCCAGATTCATAGGTCTGACCAGCACCTTGAAATCCAGCACCTAAAGCCGTTAGGACATTCTGTAGCGGAGACCGACGATAGCCCTGTGGACTCATGCCCTGAGCCAATGCACCAGCAGCACTTAGCAATCCACCTATATTTGCTCGTCTTTCTAAAGCAGTACGATCTTTTGGGTCGGTTAATAGACCCTGATACATGGTAGGCGTACCGCCAAAGAAATTTAGATAATCTTCAATCGCCATACGTCACCTTAAATAAGACTAATAGGCTGTCTAGGAGTCATAGCAGCGAACTGTTGTTGCTCTAATGGGATAGGGCTACCTCTCAACAATCCCGGTTGTGTAGCTGCTGCCATAGGCTGAGGATTAAGTTCATCCCTTAACATTTGACCACCTATATTCGTCATCAACGGGTTTTCTCTAGAGAAACTTCCAAATGCGTTAGGAATCTCTTTGACCGTTTGCATTAACGTAGGAGCAGACATCGCCGGTGTAGCTGCTGATACAGCACCCTGAGTCATTACAGCATTTCCACCTGCTTGTAGTGATCCTGCTGCTGCGGGAGTTCCTGCTGAGAAATAAGTACCACCAGCAGCCATAGGGTTAGCCAACTGAGTTCCAGCCGTAAACATTCCTGAACCGCCACCACCTGCCAATGCCCCAGTACCAGTAGGAGCAGCAGCCGCTAATTTTGAACCTGCTAAACCAGAAGCACCGCCAAATACAGCACCACCCATACCACCCAGTAGCGCACCAGTTAAAGGATTCCCACCTCTAGCAGCAGACATACCGCCACCTAAAGCAGCGCCAATCAACATCGGTTCCATGCCAGACATTATTTACCTCCCTGCGGTGTACTCGTGGTCTTAGTCTCCAGCGGCGCACCATAGAAAATATTAGCAGCACGTTGCAATCTTTGTAACGGAATATCCTGAGCAGCCAATCGACCCTGAATATCTTGCAGTTGATACTGCTCTCTGCCCTGACCAACTCTTAGCAATTTTTCAATATCAGAGTAATCGGCTGCACCAAGAGTAGGGGCTAACTGGGAAGCAGCGACTTGTCGTGCGCGTTCTGCCTCAGATGAGTTATATGCAAGTTGCTTATAAGCATCACCAAGACCCTGACTAATGCCATAACCAGCTCTTTCTGCTGCTTGTGACATAGCCCCAGAGCCATAACGCCCCCTAGAAGATGCCTCAGACTGAAGCCCTCGGATAGCCTCTTGACCAGCCATTGTCGTAGGACGATATAGAGCCTCAGCAGCACCCGCTAGGAATGGATTGATACCACGACCTTGAATCGTAGCTAGCTGTTCTTCCTGAGCAGCACGAAGTAGTGGAGAACCGCCTACAGCCCTCTGTTGAGCCATCTGTAGGGCTTGCTGAGTAGCCGCTGACGGAGATACCGCCAAGGTCTCAGGAGCCTCTGGCATAGCCTGATAACGCCTCTGAGCCTCACCTAACGAATAGGTAATGTACGGCTTAAACTCCGGGCTAATTTCCGTCTTAGTTTCTTGAGTACCGCCACCACCGCCCATATCACACCTCGCTTATCCATTTCCGAGGCTTGAATCCGTAGGCTTTGGCTCTACGTTCCCAGCCCGGCCTATGACTCGTGAAAGTTAGGTATTTGTTACCGCTTTCCCTTGCCATATTTTTGATGAATTGTAAACCTTTTTGCACCATCTGATAATCATTTTCTAACGTCCAAGCACACCAAACATGGAGTTCTTCCCCCAATGGCTGCAATACAAAGAACGATTTGAAATGGTTATCCTCTAGTCCAACCCATAACCCTGACTTCTGATTCCAGCAGTCCGTGTACACATCCTCCACGATCCAACTCTCAGAACTCACCGCTTTAATCTTCTCTAATCCAGCCTTGACGCTAGGCCACCACTTCCTTAGTTGGTCAGGCTCGATATATTTGAATTCCGTCATCCGACAATAATGTATCCGTAAGTTTTGTCAGCAGTAGCGTTAGCCCAATGACTAATCGTTGCTTGACCTTGTTGTTGTGTAGAAACGTATAAGTTCGTTGTAGCCGATGGTGCAAGGTAAGACATCGTAATGATAGTCGATGGCGTTGCTGGCCTAGTCGGACTCGTATCAGTCGGGTAATGCTCCAAAGAAACGTCAGTATTACTAACCCGCCACATTACCTCAACATAGTCATTAGCGTTCATTTCCAGAACGTAATTCATCGCAGCAATCAGGTGACTAGGATCGCCCGCACTCTTTCTAGGTGGCAAATAAAATTTACTATTAGAGCCAGCTACGTTAGTGCCATTCTTACGGAACCAAATATCTACGTCCTGACCATCGTTTGACGTATTCTTAAATTGGAAAGAAAACTGGATGTTGTAAATCCCATAATTCCTGACGTTTAGCTTAGAACTATCGGAAATGTAGATTCCATTGGAATAATCTGTCGTATTAAACGTAACCGCATAGGCCGTTGTGGTGTTAGCCGCAGTCTGGTCTGTAGAGTCCTGAAACGCCCCATAGGGAGCCGAATCAGCTTCAGCAGCCGCAGATATAGGGACGAAGAAAATCAGGCTGTCGTAGCCTATACGCTCGTCGTAGAGGGTAGTTGTAGTCGCATTGCCAGTCGCTAGGGTAATCAGACCTGTGTTATTGGTCTTTCCGTCCATAATGCCACGAACGACCTCAGCAACAGACCTCTGATCCCCTCCAAATGGCGGTAATGTACGAAACTGAGTCATCGATTACCCTGCTTTGTAACGTCTACCTCTAACATAACAGCAGTTTTCCAGTTATCCCCTGTCGGAGTCAGTCTTAGCCTGTGATATTCACCGTTAGAACGGATAGAAACACGGTTTTCAGCATCAGCAGGTACGTTAGAGCCGAATTCCACTTGTTCATTGAGCAAATCCCGGCTAGAAATAGCCACAGACCCACTCCCACCGTCCACAGTAGGCCGAACTAACGTCACCGTAGACCGACCTTCCGATATATCACCCGTCGTAATGTTCGCAGTCTTAGGCTGTCCTGAGAAAGCTACGATCTTAGCCCCTACAACACCCGCAAAAAGTAGCTGTCCACCTGCAAATACCCGTGAATCCAAAGGAATCTCTAGGGCATCAATGCTTGTATTGTAGTTATCAACCTGTTCTAACGTCGCTGATGGCGTTAAAACATAGGAAACTGATGTCGCTGTAGTTTCTATATACGACCACCTATCCAAATCAATCGAATAAATCAGCAAATACTTGCTAGCAAATGTCGTATTGAATTTCCAAACGATTAACTTACGGATCGGATCAACCGTAGCAGCCATTCCTGTCGGGATTTGGCTAGGAATCGCGTTATCAAAGAACCAACGATTGACCTTTTCTACCCCAATAGGTTTCGTATTTTGACCATCGCAAGCATAGAAACCGTCATCCGCTAGGAAATACGTCATCCCACCGTACTGAGCAATCGAGCCGTTAGAGATACATCCTAGAGACCGAGAAATAGCATCGAATTGAAAGAAAAACGGGGAGCCTGTATAGCTCATCCGATATATGGCACGTTCTAGGAAGACTAGGCCATATTCGCCACCCGCTAAACCTGTAATATCCCCACCGTCAGGGATGATCTGAGTATCCGACTGAGAAGCAGCACCGGGAGTCCAGTCCGTCTCATCGTTAATGTCCGACCAGTAAACCTTGCTGGTATCCGTCCCATCGTTAGCCGCTACGACGAAATCCCGAACTACCGTCACAAACTTAGCCGTAGGTGCAGCAGCAGCTAAGTCACCAAAGTAGGTAGAAATGCCAATCTCGTAAGCCTGTAGCTTGTCCTGACCGTTAGCCAGAATCATCTTAGCCCCGAACTGGGTAACATCCCAACCCTCTACAGCCGTGTAACCCGTAGTCGTTAGGGCATCTAAACTCGCATCGTTAGAGTCAAACTTGTAGATTTGAGTCGCTCCTGCCGCAAATAGATTCGTAGCACCTGCATACTTACCTGCAAACGTAATCAGCAAGTCCTGAGCAGCAGCATCCGAATAATCAGCCTCACCCGGAAATGGCGCATAACCGTTAGCAACCGGATAACAGTTCTTAGCATCAGTTACCGATCCTGCTACTCCCGGCTGATCTGGCAACCACTCACCTAATGGAATCTTCATTGTCTTGCCCAAGTATCTGTTGAAGCAGTCTGCGGAATCCAGAATTCATAACGCTCGTCGGTATAACCTAGCTCCCAATACCCAAACTCAACATAAGGATCAGCTAAGATATTCGCGTACCAAGTGTCTGCTATTGGATTAACTGTTGTCCAAATGTTACTAGAAGGAGATTGCTCAGTCCATGTATTCGGAACCGCAGGAACATCTGTCCATTCTTCACCAACAACCTGACCGTTAGCAGTAACCGTTACTGAGGGGTTTACAGCCGCATTACCAGCCCATATCGCTGTAGGATATACAACGACACTCGCTAGCCCAGTAATCGCCCCAGAACCGCTATAAACCACCCCGCCAAGGGCTGTAACCGTAGCTGTCCCTGTAACCGATCCTGAACTCGTCCTTACCCTAATCGCATCAGCACTAACTGTTGCACTACTGCTAATACTTCCAGCACCAAACTGAATCCTGATGCCGTTAGCTGTAACTGTTGCTGTTCCTGTAACACTACCACTACCAAACTGTACTCTAGTTGCATTAGCGGAAACAGTTGCTACTGCCGTTACCGATGCACTCCCGAACTCAAGAATCGCATCGCCTTCAGCATAGCCATATTCCCAGTAATCGTAGAGGACGTATTGGAGACTCATTCTTTAGGTATCTGTGCTTCAGATTGCTCTTTAATCTTCACCACCAAAGGCCACGCCCCTGACGATGTTGGTAAAGACCCCAGCGTCTGCAATATCCCATTCACTTCTTCTACGCTGAGCTTTAATGTGATCTCCATTACTTTGCCTCCAATGCGGCTACTTTCGCCTGTAGTGTTTCAATCATTTGCTGTTGTTCTTTAATCGCAGCGGTCAGGGTGGCTACTAGGAACGATGTGTCGATGCCTTGTGGTTTGATTGAGCCATCTTCGTTGACTGCATCCTTCTCGCCGGTTACTGCTTGAGGGCAGATTTCGGCAAGTTCGTGAGCAATGAATCCTTCACCGTCAGAACCATCTGCTTTCCATGTGTAATTGCAAGGTTTAAGCAATGCGACTTTCGCCAATGCTCCGGTCATAGGCTGCACATTGTCTTTTAGGCGGTAGTCTGAAGATGTGTTGTAGGCAGTGGTCGTTGCGGTGATGCCAATCGTGCCGGTAGTAGTCCCGTTGTAATTGAATTCAGCGACAGTCCCAGTGCCCACCCCTGTATTCCGACGAATGAACAAAGCGGTGCCCCAATTACTGTCGTTTTTGATAATTGAAACGCCGTTAAGTACACCAGACCGAATGTCAACGCCAAAGCCGGGAGTGGAAAGGTCTGAAGATGTTTTTCCCACCAGCAGATTACCGCTGGTGTCGATACGGGCGCGTTCGGAACCGCCAGCGTAAAGATACATATTTAGACCACCAACCAGCAAATCTTTGTATGCGCTTGCGCCTCGGTCGTAAGAAATTACATCGCCACGATTGGCAACGGCTCCGTATAAAACCTCAACCCCCGCGCCGCTTGCTGGTGCTGTTGCTGCCGTTGTACGAATTGTTCCAACGACTTCCGTTTTGCAAGCTGGCGAACTCGTACCTATCCCCAAGTTCCCGCTGCTATCAAACCGAGCAACCTCTGTACCGCCTTCAGCAAAGGCTATGGTGTCAGCAGCAGGGAAGAATATCCCCGTATTGCTGTCTGTTCCTTCATAGGATGGATTCGATGCGGTTCCGTCTACACCAGATACACCGTTAGTTCCTGAGATAACGACAGGCATTATGCTGCTCCTTTTAACAAGGCTACTTCTGCTTTAGTTGCGTCTAGCTCTGCTTTGAGTTCTTGCAAAGCTGCGGTCAGGGTAGCGATGATAGACGCAGAGCCGGTATCGACCATTTGATATTCGGGATCGCCGTTAGCATCAACCTTGTCTTTCTCGCCAACTACGCTGTCAGGAAAAACTTCTTGCAATTCGTGAGCGATGAACCCAACGAACTCAGAGCCATCTACTTTCCAAGAGCCGACTGTTGGCTTAAGTAACGCCACCTTTGCAAGCGCGCCCGTCAGCGGGGATAGGTTTTCTTTCAGTCGATAGTCCGATGCAGAGCCATACGTCATGGTCGTTGTGCCGTTCGACGTAATCGCGCCTGCGGTTGTACCGCTGTTGCGGAACTGAATAAACGTGTTGCCGTTCTGACCGTTTGAGTCGTTAATTACGCAGCCAGCACCCGTATTTGAACTAAAAGTAACGCCGAACTTTTCAGAGTTGAACAGGGTGGTTCGGTTTACCAGCAGATTACCGCTGGAGTCGATACGGGCAACTTCTGCGCCATCACCTTTTTGCCACGCAAAATCAGTTGCACGATACGCTGCCGATACGTTAGCAGATGCAGCATCGTTCAAATAATTCACGCGAACAGTAGTTCCGGACGTTTGAAAAATAGCGTTATACCCAGTGCTTGTATTAACGTGGAGCTTACCGGCTGGCGAACTCGTACCAATCCCCACGTTCCCACTCGCATCAATCCTCATGCTCTCAACACCGCCCTCTGAGAAAGCAATCGTGTCAGCAGCAGGGGAGAAAATACCCGTGTTGGTATCGCCTGAGAACGTCAATGACGGGGCAGAAGCACTACCGCCTTGAATCGCCATAGGACTCGTTACAAACGATGCAGCACCCGCCGATGTCAGCGTAATAGCGTCTACACCGCCTACTTGGATAGCTGCACTGCCATCGACGTTAGCTTTTATTCCGGCTGTCAATTGGATTCTCCTTCATCTGCTGGCAATGGTTCGTTGCCCTCGGAAAGCCACTTCTGAAACTCTGGGTAGTCTTCTGTGCAAGTCAAACGGCATAAACCATCCTCGTCAATACGGGCGTAGATTGTTTTGCCGTCCATGTTAGTTGAGTGAATTTTGTAAATCATAGTTCGGCACTCCATGCTAGATAAGCAGATGATGTTTGTACACGAAAGGCTGAACCTTGTCCGGCAGTCAAACCTGACGAGACAGTAAAGCCAACCCTTGCGTTTCCATCTAATGCCGCACCAAATGACGGAACAGAATTGCACGTTGTTGAAGTAGTGCCATGCCCAATTGAGTAGTCCCCCGCCGTTCCTGACTGTTCCAAAGCGGTCGGATTAGTACGCATTGTTACTGGAAAAAATATCGTGCCGTTTGCTTGGGTTGTTGACTCATTAAACGATGAAGCAAAATACTGTCCGGCTGTTGTGCCTTTAAGTTTGTAGTAATACCGCTGGCACATCATCAACTCACGCCCGTAATCTCTGCGCTCGAACGGTGTTGCTACTGAGCCAGCTTCTAGTTGTACGCCGGTGATGTAGAAGGTGGCTGAGTTAGTTTCAATCAGTTTTGTTGCGCCTGTTGCTGAAACATAATTTGCGCTAGCCCATGATCCAGCAGTTCCACTAAGTGTAGAGCCAACACCAAGGCCGAAAAGTAAACGAATTCCAATGCCATTTGTAGCCAGCCAAGTGCCCGATGTTTCCCCTGCAATAGTT